AGTCAAACCGGCCTGTGCCAATGCGAACATTATGGATTGGTCTGTTGAGCCTTTTCTGATCACATCAATCATGTTTGGAAACCTCCAAGGAATCCTCTGTTAAAATTCCCTTTTAAATTTGTCAAAAGCCCGGAAACCGGGTTAAAATTAATCACCGCCATAGACAGCTTAGCTTCGATACTGGAACTGTTACCTCTGATCATCGACATGCTGTTGCTAGCGGTTAGGTCAGCAGTAAATGCAAATTCATCACCGTCTTCAAGCGTGTCTTCTGAAGAGACGAGGGACGGCTCAAGCCCCTGATGTACAATGACTGAAGCATCAAGGTTCACGGCTGGAGACACAGCTTGAACCTCTGTATCCCCAGTCTCCAGCGTATTCAGGTACTGCTGTACCTCGGTATCATCCGTGAACTCGACAACGAAAACTCTGTAATAAATCCCGTGTGCCGTAGCACTATATTTTCTGAAGGTGACGGTATCGACATCCGTCAGCTCCATGTTAACTATCTGGTCGCCGTCGTTCGTGTTAGAACCGCTGTCACGAAGTGTTCCGACTAAGAATGTTTTCGCTACAATAAAAGATCCAGCCGTATCGTCGGTAAACGATGTTGCCGCATCTGAATTGGTATCATTGAGCCACTGAACTTCACTTTCATCATACTGCACGACCTGGATGCTGTATGTACCAGCGACACTGCCGGAGGTAGCACGCTTAATCAGACAATTATTGGAATGCTCGAACTCGACACTTAACCTTCCGTCTGAGTCCATCGCAGTCTGGTTGATGGCGTAGTTCATCATTATAAATGAACGGTATCGGTTAAACGGATTGCTCATTGTTTCTTCTTCGTCCGTTATAGCCGCACCCATCGCTTGATTATTAAACCGCTCTACAGTAACCCCAGCACTAAATTCAACCAACTGATATTCAATAGTTATCGTACCTGAACTGCCGTATCTTGTGGCTTGTATGTTAGTAGTCGAAGACATATAAATATCGCAATGAAAGTCATCCGCTCCCGGCGCATCGGCACCGCTGACTCTGACACTTGTAAACAGAATCGACTTCGATAAATCAACCGCAGTGACAGCCTGTCCCTGAGATGTACCAGACATCGTGAAACTGCCGCGTTGGATGTTGTCGATGACAACAGTAGCGGAAGGATCGGATACGGCAGTCCTCGTTCCCTTGGAAGCGAAAGTAGCAGGATTACCCTGATTTCGCTGGAGGGCATACCTTTCAGTTTCAGCGCAAGAGGACATGATAAACACATCATCTAAGAAACCATCAAAATCAGGCTCGTCATGGTCTGGGCCATCACCCAGACAAATTACATTATCATTATTTTGAACAGTGGTAATGCCTACGTTGGTTTTCCAGTTACCGTCTATGTATATTTCGCAAGTTGTATTTAAAAAATGAAATCCGTATATATGCCAATTACCGTCACCGATTGAAGAAACTGCCGTAAACGCGGCACCAGAGCCAGCGTCTCCATAAACGTGAAGTTGCGTATCACTACCAGCGACTCTTGTCACTGCAAACCCTTTGTCACTTGCACCATAACCCGATTTATTAGAAATAATTGTTTCAGCAGTTGAAGGGTTTGTCACATCAGTTTTCATCGCAAACTGAACATAGAAGACGCCGCCTAAATCAAAATCAACTAAATCAATGTAACTGGAACCGTCACCACTGAACTCCTGTCCATCAAAATATTGTCCAGATGTTGCTGAATGGGCCGGGTCCCCACTGCTTTGTTTCGTACCATCATTGCTATTGGATGTCCTGTCTGGGAGATTTGTGCCAGTAGACTCCATGCAGTATACACCTTTATATCGGGAGGCATAAGCATTGTCCCTGCCGTATGTATGGTCATCGGCGAGTGCTGTTTCTCTGGGCATCCCCCAAACTACATGAATAACGGTATCACCAGTGCCAGTCTTTTTAACCAAAGGAACATTGACATGAATTTCCACCTTGGAATTGGCAGGGGTATTGTCCAAGTCAAAATTGACAATATCAAAAGCGAGTGGTGTGAGAAAGTTCGTATTGCTGTCAAAGAACCTTACATCAGCACCGTCTGAGAGAGGGGCGTATGTTCCATCGGCATCGAGAAACTCATCAGGCAATACATGCTCAGTAACCTTGAAAACAAAGTTACTGATGTCCTGCGTAATCTGAGCGTCATCAATGGTTATTGACGCATAAGACTCATAATCTCTTGCGATGGAATCAGCCATATTTTATAAAGCCAGTTTGTCGATAGCGGTTTTAATAGCCACGATTTCCGCAAGGTTTGCGGATACTTCAGCTTTCTGTTCCGAGGTAAAAGATGCTTCCGCACTCACCATGCTACTCAGAGCAGTGAACTCGTCATGTATAGATGTTATGCGGGTTTGGAAATCCGCCAACTTTTGCTTGGCCTGATTAGCTAAGCTAATAAGATTGTCAGGTGCGACTGTTTTCTTCCTGAGACTTTCCATCTCTGTGTTTACAAGTGCCATTATTGGCCTCCGTTCTGTTTCAGTTGTTCATAGCTTGCGTTGTGCTGTTTGACGAGAAAGCTCATGCCAACCTCAAGACCTTTGAGTGTCGAATCGTGGCCGTTGACTTTCTCAGATAATTTTTCCTGCTTGTCCTCTACCTTGTCAAGGTTTTTGCCCATGCGGTCACGGGCTTCATCCCTCTGTTTCCTTATTGAATGGCAATCAACTTTCGGCACTGGGACTTCCGCAGATTCAGAACCCCTCTTCGCCATTAATTTAGTAATGATTGAATTGATTAATTTGAATGTTTCTTTAATTGTGAAGTACGCGACCAACGCGCCTATACCCCACTGCATATACTCTTGACTCATGTTACTGCCCCTTGGAAATATCCTCGTTTATCCAGTCCCATGAAAAATTCTGCAAACGCCTGTTTATCTCTTTCCAATACCTCAACGATGTTAGTCTCTTCATCCTGGGTCATTGCTATACTTGGGTTGTAGACGATTTCATTTGTTACTGTTACACTCGACGGTGTACCGTTGTTTAAAGAATTGACGCCACCAATGCCGACCCGGTTAACGGCCTGAGCATTGAGAATGGCCTCTTGACCGCGCTCATTGACGCGGATGTTTGCATTAGCGCCGACAGGAAATCCGCCGGTCGCAAAACTTTGTCTCGCTATGTTTGCAATCTGCGTCGCACCCATGGCGGCTACTAACCCTGCCTGTATCATGTTCAGGGGAGGAGGCCCGGAAGCGAGTGCCTGCATGAAAGCACGGCTGGCATTTACCCCGGCCTCGGACATGGCGAAAGCCTTCATCACCGGCCCGCTCGCCTTGACAGCCTTTAACACTTCGCCCGTAGCCTTTATTGACATGTCCGTAGTTTTTTGCCTGGCCTTCAGTCTTTCTTTCTGAAGAGCGGCGTCCTTTCTGGCGAACTGCTCGTTCTGTCTCAGAACATCTTCGCCAGCCTGTTTTTCTATGTCCGCAATCCTGAGTGCGAACTCGCGACGAATCTGCTCGCGCTGTTCAGCGGTAGCGCCTTCAAAAGCGAGGAGGTCATCCCTTTGCTTTTCCAAGACCTCTATTTGGCCAAAGGTTGTTCGGTTGAGAAAATCTTCATTTAACTGTGCGACCTGATCATTGAACGCCTTGATTTTTTCGAGCTGTTCCTCAGTCATCGCCCCACGTTTATCATTATTTTCTTGCTGAATACCGAGCAGTTCTTTTTCCTTCTCAGTAAGGTCTTTCATGGATGTAGCCGCGCCCTCGATAGCACCTCCCATGTCCTGAAAAACTTTAACTGTTGCGAAACCCTCTTCATTCATTTCAGTCGCCACTTCGGCAACGGCTGTCCATGCCGCCTGCACATTGTCAGCACCTGACTTCAAATCCTCAATCTGAGTATTTCTAAAGTCATCAATAGATTTTTTCCATTCCTCGGGGACAATGCTTCCAGGTAGTTTGTCAATGAACCCGACAATGTCTCTAGCCACATCAGCGGCCATGAGCGTAATAGCATTAAACGCCGCCCGTATACCTTCGGCCGCAGTGACAACCACAGCAAGCACAGTTTGTATACCCACCTGGAGCATGTTGAATACATCAGTGATAACCCCGCCGGCTAATGCTATGCCGAACTTGATATTATCCATGTTTTCCAAGATGCCTTCTGCCATCTTTTTGAAAAACGGCATCAACTGATTGCCGACTTCAATAAACGCAGTCTGGAAACCCTGTTTAATTTGCTGGGACTTAAATTCGAATGTGTTGGACATCTTGCTGTAGGCTTTCGCTGTTTCGCCCGCACGTTTGCCCATCAATCCCATGACTTCACGGAAATTCTTTCCTTCCTCTGAAGCCAGTGCTAATATACCCTTTACGCCGTTTATGTTAGGCACGAGGGCTTTCACACCTTCCAGTGTCCCACCGCCAGCCTTGGTAATGTTATTCAATACGTCTATGAATGTTTCGCCCTCTTCGCCCGTCACCTTGTATGCAAGACCCTGGGATTCCATCTGTGCAATAGCTTCAGGGGTCAAGGCATTAATTCCGACCAGGGCACCTTGCATTGCCGTAACTGCGTTCGCAGTATTAAAACCGGCCTTGGTGAGGGCGGACACGCCGCCGAGCATCTCATCAAAAGACAGACCAGCGGCACGAGCAGTCGGGGCCAAAGGCCCGATGCTTGACGCCAGCTCGGCGACGGTGGTCTTACCAAATTTCATTGCAGTAAAAAAAGCATCCGATACATCGGTTGCCTGAGAGGCATCCAAACTGAACGCATTAATTACAGTTGTCAAACCATCAACGGCAATAGATGTTTCGGTTGCGCCGCCGATAGCCAGTTCAGTAGCAGTGGAAAGAAATTCCATCGCCTGTCCGGCCGGGATACCAGCCGACACAGCATCAAACAGTGACTTGGTCAATGTATCAAGGCCCTGTCCCGACCTCGTGGAAAGTTCGAGCACTTCTTTACTGAACTGCCCAATATTGTCAGACATTTCTTCAGAAAGGGTAGCGACTTCCCTCATCTGCGCTTCAAATTTGCCTGCGGCACCGACAGTTTTCTGAAAGAAGGCGACTACACCGGCCCCGGCCAAGAGCGACCGCATATTCAGGATACTCTTGCCCATCTCTTTGAAAGATGTCTTCATCCGTTTCGTCTGCTTGTTGACGTTGTCGCCCATGTTCTTGAGAACCTTGGAGACATTATCGACCAGACGGGCAACGAGTGTAATTTCTCTTTCAGCGGCCATCAGTTAACCTCGCTTCTTATCTGCGTACTCTCGCATACATCGCTCGTAATATTCGCAGGCTTGAATGAACTTGGCTGACACATCCCAGACAGGAGGCATGGAAGAGGAAGGAAACCGTTGAACATAACTATAGAACCGCATCCACTGGGTAATGTTGGGAGGTATGAAATGTGACGGGCAGTTCCAATATCTGATTCTCTTACCTTCATGCAGTTCCTCGTTAACAGGTTTCGGCGCGGGCCGACCATCACAGCCGTATTTCCTCGCTATTTTTTTATCACTCTGGCACCTTTCACAGGCATGCCTATTCAGTACGCCAGAGTGATAGCCCGCTAAAATTCTAAACCCTGTAACTCCTCCTCGTTTAACCGTGACTGCTCATTAATAGCTTCGTGCAGTTCTCTCTGCAGAGGGGCAGGGATTCTCTGAAGAACAGTTTTGTAAAGCTCACCTCCGGGCGCTGTGAAAGTTACTTCGTCTCCGTTCTCGTCCACGAAATTTTTCCACCCGATAATGTTTTGCTTCAAGAGTTCCAGTCGCTGTTTACCTGTCGTGATATGCAGGCGGTTCGTTCCGGGGTCAAGATAGCCGGCGTTGTCCTCATCGTTGGCGATTTCAATGCCTGTCTTGCCTTTCAGCTTGAACACTGGCCACATCGCTTTTGGAATAATGAACTCACCATCGTCACCTTTTTCCCGATAAACTTTCGGTGTATAAAGGAAAGTAGGGTCCTTGGTAAAACCAAGAAACCCCTTCAGCTTTTCCTTCAGCTCTGGCGTAAGTTTTACGTCTTTAACTTGACTGTTCTCCATGTTTGGCTCCTTTGTTTCATGGTGTTTTTTAATCGGTCACTACATGACCCTGAATTACTACAATAAATTTCTCTAAACCATCCAAATCATCTTGAAGGATAACTTGAAGCTGGTCCATCGTCGCGCCATCAAGACGGATAGTCACACCATTTTTAGCCTGACCAGCGAACGACCTGCGAATTCTTATAGCGTTTGAACCTCCGCCAGCCTTATCGGTATAGGTAGCATCGAATGTATGCAGAGAAAAATCGCCGTTTGTTTTGGCGTTAAAGACATTCCATTGCTGTCCGTTCTTCACCCTGAAGACAACTCCATTGGTCAGTGCCGCTTGGTCGCCGAACTTTGAGTCGTCCATCGCACCAGCACCTTGGATATAAATTATCATCCGAGTAATATCCCACTGTAAAGACGGAGGAGGTTCAATCTCGGCAATAACACGACCACCAGATGCGTCAATGTTTAAACTATCAGAAAAAATCTGTGCAACTTGATCGACTGCAAAGACCGTGTCCATTGGGTTATCCATATATAGAGTATCATTACTTATGGAAACGATTTCTCCCTCATAATATCTTGTATTGGAAATCAGATGTATATAATGGCCTGCGTCAGCACCGGAAACATCATTGACAACTATAAAAGAGGAGTCAATTGTAGACGCTACTGTCAAGGATGTAGTGTCTATGTTACGATGCAATCGGTAATCAACAATCTCGGTGTGCTGGTCTTGTATGTTCACAGCCATCCCACCGTTTGATTCAACCGCTAACCAGTTCCCGGTCGTGTCGCGGATTCCGATTCCACCGTATGCTTTATTTGCCGCATCTTCATAAGGGGACCCAGCGTCCCCAAATGAAAACACGACAAAAGCCAATAATAGAAGTAAGAAACGCATGATGTATGCCTCCTATGCTTTGGCCCCCTGCAGAACCTCGAACACGTCATTGCCAGAATCTTTGGTGAGCAGGAATGTTTTTTCTGCGGTGCGGGCTCCGTTTCTCTCGCCAGGTGCGACAGCAATCAGATGCGCTTTAGGTGCACTGAGAGTAATGAGCGGGCTGGAAGAGTAGGAAACGCTCACGGCCCTGCGAGTTGTGCAGTCGCCGATAAGCTCTGCGTACCAGTCTTCGGTCGCCAGCAAGGTCATCATTGGGTCGAGCGTCATCTGCGGCTCGCGGCCGGCGACGTATGCACCCTTGATACCCTCAGCCTTGCTCGGGTCTGTCCACATCTGGACATCGTTGTTCATGTTGAACTCGAAAGTGTCGAGTTCCTGAGCAATGCTGTTGACCGTGATGGTGGCGGACAGAATCGGAGGAGGACAAACCGTGTTGAACGCGGTCGGGTCAATCCTCTGTGCGCTTGTCCGGTCGTCAATAACGTCAAGCATTCCGGTGAACTCGAAGTTCATCTGGGTAGGTTCGCCGACCTGACCGATAGTGAAAGTCACGTTCCCCATCGCGCCGACAAGACGGACACGCAGTGCGTCAGGGCTTGCGCCTTCTTCGATTTCCTGAACCTCAATGGTAACAGGGGTGTGGGTGTTGTCAGCATGTGGGACCCAGCCGATACCGGTTGAACCGTATGCTGTTTTCTTGAAGCCGCATGCCTCGAGCATTTTCGACCATTCAGGTTCGTCGTCTGCGGCGGCACCGGGTGCCAGGTCAACCTTAAAGCTGACCGTCGCAGACTGTTTGCCCTTAACGGACGCGCTGAAGTCGAGTGTGCCGTCGGCAATTTTGCGCCGGTATTCTTGCACATCGAAAGAATAAGAAACATCACTGACCCGAACGTCGAAATCCGCGTCAGCGAGAGTCTCGCCGGTGTACGGGGTGCTTTCCAGCTTGCCATACACTACTGTTTTATTTGTAAGAAACATTTTGTTTCCTCCTATGCTAATGTATTCGGGTTAGTGAACGGAGTTCGATAATAAACTTTAAGCAGTAACGACACCCCGCCTTTGGGCGTATTGTCACGCTGACCGAAGTGAGCATTCCGTGCCAACATACAGTTGAAGGCAGTTCTATTCCCAGACGCATCAGGTATCCAATAATTAGTGCCGAAATATTTTTCGATGTCCGCTATGAGTTTTTCTTTTTCAAGAGTCATGTCGTCATAATCATCCAACCATGCCTCAATCCAAAGGTCAGCCACTTTTTCATACAGATGAGTAGTGTTACTGCCTGGGACAGTGTTCTGGTAAATTTCATCTCCCCAAAGAAGGTCGATGGAAGGAAATGCTTTACGGTGTGCGAACTCAATCTCTTGGACATTGACTTCGCCAATATCATTGAAGTAGCCATTGGCCTGGCTGATGGTATTTTTTATTCCGTAGGCGGCGGCCGCTCTGACTTTTTCACGGGCAGATTGTGGGGTAGGCAAGGTCATAGAACCAAACCCATAGGATGTTGATGCTGACGGTGTGCCTGAAAAACTTATCGTCGCCATTAACTCTGCCCATTATATACAAGGGATGAAACTTCGACTGTATCCCCAGAAGAAATTGAAAGTGATGTTCCGCCAGCCTCCATGTCACCACCGCCACCAACTGCAGTCAATGAGCCAGAGGCAACTTCGTTTCTGTCCCGGTCTTGTAATTGAAATTTTGCCGCGGTGCCTGATGCACTGGCAGTTGCTGATGTTATAGTGTCAGCGGTTGACGCCCCTGCGGCGGCATCGCCGAACGCTGGATTTGATAATAATAGCGTAGCTAAAACGGTATCATCGGATTCCATTATAACAAGCGCGCCTGTAGGATTGGTCGAACCCTCATCGCACTTATCTACTACGAGATCAATTATCTCGTTGCGTATAGCGATTGGATGGGTGAAACTCATTTTTTCTCGACCTCCTTAAATGCTTCTTCGATTGCCTCCGCAAACATTTCAACACCGATTTTTTCGTCCACAAAATCGCCAGCGACATCAGTTCGCGGAGGATTTCTCCTCGGGCCGCCGCCAGCCGGCTCATAAGATTTTTCATGGTACTTCCCATACTCTACATTGGAAATAATCTGAGTAGTTATTTCGCCTGATGCAACTGTGCCGCTTGTCTTGGGCAAGAAACTTTTCCAGAGAGCTCCAGTAATCCTATTCAAACCAGTGTCATCTGCATGACGACCACTGTACCATTTTTCCTGAATGTGAGAAATAAATTCAAGCCCGGCCTTCGTAAAGTTCCTTTTCAATGCTTTCATAAGATTGGTCCGCATCTGGCGGGTCAATCCTTCGAACTTCTTCTCATCGAATTTTATAGTAATCGCTTCAGCCATTATACCTGTATGTTTCGATGGGCCTGAAGAATACTTCTGACCTCGGGCTGAAGTTTATATGCACCTGAGAGGTAAAGAGCTTTTTCCTTCCTCCTGAAAGTAGTGCTGTCCTTATTGACGCCGGCATTTTCAAAATCGTCTTTATGCTTCCAGTCGAACCGGACCTGCATCTCACAAGCCATGTTTATTTCGGGATTGGCCTCAGCCAATGACTGAGCAGTGATTGCCGACACAGTGCCGCCAACGCCGGGAAGATTCGTGCTTGACCCTTCGCTGGACTGGGATGTCAGGACATCACCTACTTCCCACACGCCCATGAGTGTTTCGACTACGAGAGGGGTCGCTGTTGCAGTGGTGACTATAATTCCGATGGCTCCTGAAGATGAGCCGGTTACAAAATTCCCCGCAGTGAATGTGCCGGACATGCTCGTGAGTGCGAGTGTGGACTGAACACCATGCGCGGCGATACCGCCTGTATATATAACCCGCAATCCTTTGGGTCCTTTTACAACGGGGGTGTCCAAGACTATTGACTTACTGTCGCTTCCTATGTACCAATCGACTTCCTCAGACTCACTGCCGTCGTAAAGACCTGTGGTGTCGCTATACACCGATGTTATTGATGAGATGGGATACGCTTTTGGGTAGTAGTTTATGCGAATTGCGTCTACATCAAAATACTGAGTGCGTAACTCCAGCTTCAAGTCACGGTTTATAAACCCTTCAATATTTTTTGAGGTAGCAGTTAAAAAATTCATTAAGGTACGGTTGTTCTGGACATTGTCTTCACAACCGATGTACCGTCTTAAACGATTCAAGCTGGATAGCATTAACATGGCTTCTCCTATGGGCAGGGCCTCTACAATGTATTGGCCCTACCCACGGGTTGAGTCTAGTAGGTAACTGTGAACTCGGCAGTGTTGGCCTGAGTCACGGGCTCCTTCTCGGACTTGCCGAGAATGACGTTGACGCCATACTTCTTGGATGTGGCGATAGCCTGCTCCGCCTTGACGTAGAGGTAGCGCTTGTTGTTCTTGACCTGGATGCGGCCGACGTAGACACCGCTGTCGCCATTGCTCTTCTGCGAGAAGGCCGCGCCTGTGATGGCATTGGCTCCTGCGGCAGTAGTGCCAACCGAACTTTCGAGGATTGTCACGTCCAGGGTGCCGGTTGAGGCGATTGTGTTCAGACTCAGCTCGATGAGAGCTTCGTCGTAATCACGGGTGTCGATGCCGGTGGCCGAAGCCAGTGTTTCGACATCATTATACAGGTCAGTCGTTCCCGACCTGTCATCCGGCAGAAACGCACTGGCCGGCCGGATGGATTCTTCGAGTGCTTTAACAGTCATTTGAATTCTCCTGTTTATCTGTTCAGTTAATGAAAATTTTTTGAATGGTGTGTAGCCCCCATTAAATAAGGGCTACACGGGCTTTCTCCTACCAGTTGGCCTTCGTGTTGATGGCGTCGCTGATGACGGTGAGTCCGGTTTCGTCCTTGATGTTGATGTCCACACCCTGGAACGCGGCGAGCCAGATCTGCCTGTTGAGCAGAGCAGAGCCACCGGAGTTCCCGGCAACATCGGATGCGCGGATTTCCATACCTTCCCACATGCCCAGAAGAACCTGTGACCAGTCACCGAAGATGACGTTGGTGCAGTCCGTGCTGGAACCCTTTGTGAGGTTGTTCGGCAGGAGCGTGGTCGTACGGATTTTGTATCCGAGCATCTGCTCGACTTCGGCGTCCGTCATAAACGGGCTGATGACCGGCATACCCTGCGCGGCGGCCTGGCCACTGTACTGAATGACGCGCTCGGTGGCGAGTCCCTGCTTGACTTCGGGCCGTGTGAGGAAACCGAAGTTGCCGCCGGGTTTCAGCATGTTGGCAACGTCGATGGCCGTGATCATGTCGGTTGCGTTGTCCACGCGGAACCGCGCACCGTCAGTGCCGAGAGCCGTTGTGCTTGTCAGCCCGGCATAGTTCACGATGCCTTTGGGCTCTTTGTCAGTGCCCTCTCCCAGCACGATTGCTTCTTCCAGCTTGAGGGCCATTGCGTTGGCCAGCTCTGCGCGGACGATACGTTCGGCGAGGTTGTTGGACTGATGCAGAACGCGACGGGAAATCTTCGTGAAGGCCGCAAGGGTCTTGGGCCGCAGAACGATTTCGCCGAAGGTGGTGTTGGACTCGGTGGCGGCTTCCTCTTCGCCAACCCAGTACGCCGTCGGGCGACCGGTGGTCTTCGGAATAGGAAGTTCTCCGCGGAGGCCGGGCATTTCGGTGATGCCGAGTTCACGGATGGGGGTGCGGGCGATGGCAAGGTCAATGACCATGCTGGAAACTTCGTCAGGAATGAGGAAGCCGCCTGCGGCACCGGATGATGCGTTGGTGGATTTCTGCTGGAGCTCTTCGACGACGGATTTCTCGAAAGATGCGTCATCGTCCCACTTGCCATTGAGCTGTGCCTTCAGGCATTTGTGGATGTTGAAACTCTTCGCCTCTTCCTCGCCCATGCCGAGGTTCATCTTGCGGGTTTTCTCCTGAGAATCTTCCACCGCCTTCACACGCTCGTCGAGTTTTTTCTCGAGTGCGGTAAGGGCATCGGTTGATGTTTCACCCGCTTCTTTGACCTTGTTCAGCACTTCGTCTTTGAAGCCGTCCAAAGCCGCTTTCAGTTTTTCGTCCATCATTTTCTCCTTTTTGTTAGTGGATGGATTAGATTGTTTTGACCTCTTGTGTTGCGTCTTTGAAGAATGACTCAAGTGCGTACATGTCTTCGGACTCGGTCGGCTCGTCTTCGTCGTCAAAATCGAGAAGGTCGGCGTCCGGGTCGGCATGCTTTTCGAGTTCGTCTTCAGGTGTAATTTTATCAGCGTTGGCGAGGAGGTCATCCAGCGCCTTTATTGCATTTTTCATAGCGTCTGCGGCATTCATTACCAGTTCCTTATTCTTTTTTGAGAGAACTGCCCCTGCTTTCTGATCGACGAGTTCATCTACCCGCTTATCAATCAGCTCTTTGATGAGGTCACTTGCCTGCTTTGCAGTGAAGGACAACATCTTATCCCCGTTGTCAGCACTGTCTACTGAAGCACCTTCCGGCTTAGTGATGGTATGTGAGTGACCTTCCGATTCGGAAACCTTCCATTCTTCGACAGAATGAGTGTGATTGGTGTCGCCCTTGGAAGCAGAGCCGTTGCCAGCTTCGTCAACATTGTAAGGATGAGTGTGCCCATCCGATGTGCCGGTGTCACCGGTGAATTTCTGCTCCAGATTTTCTTCCTTGAGGACTTCCAGCTCTGCATCTTTGTACCATCCCTTCAGTTCTTTCTTCTCAATTATACCTTTGCTCACAGCCTCCTGCAAGGCGTTGGCATTGGCCGGCACACCACAGACGGTATGCTCGAGGAGTTCCTGAGACTGGTACTCAACGCCCCATGGCGTCATGCCCAGCGCTTCTCTTTCATCCTTGGTGGGGTTGTTAACTGTCTTCGGAAGGAACCCAACTGAGCCAGCTTTCATAAAACCTGACTTCGCCATACGGAATGCCTTGTCCGCATCCTCATTGACTGCCTTGTCGGCAAACAGCACCCACATCTTCAGCTTAGCCCCGGACTTGCCGTTGGCATCTTTCTGAGGAGAACCGTCTACCCATTCCTTCAGGGAATTCCCGACTGGGAATGTGCCGTAGTTGTGGAACCCCATGACCACGGGATTCTTTTGGAAATTTTTCAGGTCCCAGCCTTCCTGTCTGATAATATCGCCGTAGCGGTCAACAGATTCGTCCGAGCATGTGTAGGACAGCACGCGCTCTTCGTAGCCAGGCTGGTAGTCGATGCCGCGTGCTTTGCACAGATTGCGGCACTCGTCAGGACTCAGCTTCACCGATGATGGAGGGGCAGTTGTTGCCTCTCTTTGCTGATTACCTTCTGTCTTCTGGGCGATAATTTTTTCGGGAGTATCGCCGTACCTCTTTAGTATGTATTCAGGAATCTTCATTGACTCTCCTTATTTTTTTACCGCCGAATGGTGGCTTGTTTTCTTCGGTTTTTTCTTCTTGTGAATCCTGAAAGAGCAACGACAGTTAATGACATTCCCTGCCGATGTTCCCTGCGTGTCACGCGGATACCTTATAGCCTCGCCGTTATTAAATGGCGTGCCGAACTTGGTTGTTTGTCCATTCAGCATTTGATGGTCCCACGCATCCGCGCTATCACTGCCGGCCGGCCGAACTTTCTCGTCACCCATGGTCAGCCATTCAATCTCTTCCACCCCGGCCTCTTCCATAATCTGGAAACGCGCCTCGCTGTGGATGATACCTGTCTCAGTGCGTGCTATAGTGTTGGCACGGAAGTCACCCTTGTAGACCTTGCGGATTTCAACCTTGAGAAGTTTTGCTGTCTGGGCCTTAGTAAGATTTTCGTTGATGGCTTTTCTCAGCACCTTCTTTATTTTCCCGGCCACTTTTTTGTTGCTGGTATTATTGACACCCTTGATTTGCTTCAGCCGTTCCTTGAGCGCCTTCTTCGCTTCCGGCGATGTTTCGGACCATGATACCGGGCTCCCCATCTCCGCTTCCATCTGCGCCTTTTCGTTTTTCATTTGGCGCTTGAATTCGGCAGCAACAGTTTGCGGAGGATGTTTGTCTCGGAACCAACATTGAGTTTGAAGAAAGAAAGGAGAGATTCCCCCTCCTCAAGTTTTGTGACCGCATCCTTCGTGCCTGTTGCCGCCCACTTGTCTACCAAATCCTGATAGCGGTTGCGCTGTCCGATAAAAAATCTTGAGATAATCTGTTTGAGTTTCTTCTCGTCTGGACCTAAGACCTTGCGGGCGTAGTCATCGGCGAACCGTGACCTGTCCTTGTCTGCCTTATGTATGGCGTCGATATTGGCCATGAGGTTTTCAGCGGCATCTTCAATGCCTTCTTCCGGGGTCTTTTCTTCTTCGTCACCCGGCTCTTCTTCTTCAACCTCTTCTTCATCGCCCATGGTGTCGGACACTTCAACTGGCTCATCCTCTTCCAATGCCCGCTCAGCAGGGGTCAGGGAGAAGGGCACAAGGCTGGTGCTCAGCCATGGGTACTGTGCGATGTCCAGATTAAGTTCGAGGCGGCGGTTGATTTCTTCAACCGGGACCAAAAGTTCCGCAAGAGCTTTCGCCTGCTCGAGCTTTTCTTTGAAATTTGGTTGAAGGGCCTCTACGTTGGATGTATCGGATATAAGCTGGTACTTACCACCTTCTACAAACTGAATCCATTGTGAGTTAAACCCTTCAAGTATTCTCCTGTCGTGAGGGAGTAAAGTCTTTGTCCAGAACGCTTTATCAGCAGAAATGGCAGTGGCGAAGTTAACATCTTCATAGACGCTGACCTCTGCCTTGGGAACTCTATACACCGCGAGGATTTCATCACGACCCCATTTCTTTTGGTCGATGAACTGCATGTCCTGGTGGGTACGCTGAAACTGTTGAAACTTTAAACCGGTATGGAGGACAGCCGTCTTGCCGGCATTGTCACTGCCACCGTATGTTTCGTGCCACTGCTTGCGGAGGGCCTTAATCTGGTCGTCTTCGAGTTCGGCATCAGTCGATAGGGCACCGCCCAGACTGGCATTGTTATCGAAAAAATTCTCATTGACCTGTGATGCCTTAGCGTCCTGCCGCACTGATGATGCCGCCGCCATAAGAGGGGACAATCCCTTGAGAGGGTTGTACGGATTATAAAGATTAATCCGAATGACTTCGCTCAAGTCGTAAGGAATTTTTTCGCCCTTGTCTCCATGTAACATCCATCCTTTCAGCTCTTTCTTATTCGGGCCTCCAAGGATGGGGCGTATGTTTTGATCATTGAAAGGATACAACTCGACCGGTATCTCACCTTTATGCAGATTTGCCGGCCGCCCTGTACCTGTCTCAGCTATCAAAAAGCACTGCCCACCTTGTGTATTCTTAGTGGGCAGTAGGAGGTTCAGGATGATGGCTTCCCAGAATGCGGAAGCCGACATGTATGGATTGGGATTATCAAAGACACTGAGTACAGGATGGTCTTCGACTATCTCTTGTTCTTCAGTGCCTGTAAGGTCAAGCACTTTCGGGAGTTGAACAAGATTGGTAGCTATCGCAGAGACTGCGGCATATACCCACACATGGTTGGCATACGGTTCGTCGGTAAGGATGTCTTCCCCGGCTTTTAAAACCGTGGACTTAAAAAAGTTTGGGTCGAGATTTGGAAATTGTTTTTCTACCGCCTGACTGAAACTTCTTAATATACTACCATCCGCACCATATAAAGTTTTTTCAAACAATGTTAAAAGTCCTCTTCGGCTGTTTGCGGGCTTGCCACGCTATGCCCCAAGCAAAAATTGAGTCATCGTGTTGTCCCTTATCCGCTTCATATTTTCCGCCAGTGTCTACGAAAGTTTTGCATTCTGCAATGAAAACTGTATCATTCACTTGAATGAATCTCTCTTCCATTGCCTCATTTAGCTCATCTAGTAAAATAGGTCTGGTCTGGGCCGTGGTCAACCACCCAGGTCGTTTTTCTTTCACCGGCTTACCAAACTTATTTTTATCGAGCGTGCGGATGTGGTAATAAATCTGGCGGTAGCCGATGCTGTTGAGCGCCGTATTCATAACGGAATGGCCATGGTTGTTGAGTTCTGGGGCAAAAATAGCATCGTTATATTTCCGGCATAGCTCAATGCACTTCCGGGCGAACACTTCCGGCCGCCACTTCCCGCGGAGGACAGCCGCCTGGTTCCCGGTCTTTTTATTCAGAATGGCGCACACCGAGTTGTCCGATGTAGGGTTCCCCTCCGCGGCATCAGCGCCTGCCACATACTCCTCGTCCTCGCCAGGCTCTTCCCACACAGTCAGAGATTCTCGTAAGTGCTTAACCGGTAGCGTCTTAGATGATATATCGTCCAACATCTCCGAGTCAAAAAACTGAAGGCCCCTGACCACGAATGCCTGTTCCCATGTTTCCGGGTATTCCTGCTGAAATAATTTTTTTCGTTCCTTCTTCTTATCCCTCCGCCATAGCATTTGTCCTATAGAGAGCTCAAAGCGCTCCATGATGTGCTTCTCTTCATCGGTTATGGTTTCTAAAAATTCTGAAGATGTCTCAGAAGTAGGTTCAATTATATTATTCCCATCTATATACCATGGATAGAACAGGGGAATCCAATTGTTTTCGCCGGCCATCGCCTCTTTGAAGTTCTCATAAAACCAACCTTGGGCACCGTTGGCAGTGGTTTCCAAAACAACCTCACCGTGCCTTGCCGCTTCCGTGAACCCGGCCGCCAGGTTTTCAATGTCGTCGTAGGCACCTTGCCACCATGCAACCTCCGAACCGTGAAACCGGTACAGGTTGTCGCCGCGGCTGAAGGCCTTTGAGCCAGCAGTCCCCACATGAAAGTAAGTGCCGAGCGATGGAATTTCGATATGGCTCTGAGATTCCCTTGGCGAATACTGCAGGCGGGTATCAAGATGAAGCATCAGCAATACCATGCGAAAAATCATCTTGGTGTTCTCTCGAGTGTCAGCGACTGTGGCACATGTGACATGTGGCGAAGTTACGGTCGCCCGATAGGAGAGTGCCTGCTCCCAAGTCGTAAGGCCGGCGCGTCTACTTTTCAGCAAAAGGAAATGAGGTTTGCGCCCTTCCTTTCTATAGCGCTCCTTCAACGCCTGATGCTTTAGTTGGACATTGTTTGGGACGAGAGAAACGATTGAGCTGTATAAGTTACGAATCTTCACACGCAGGTTAAAAAATTCTGCAACCGGATACGCCTTAACCTCTCGTGATGTGAGGTACGCCTCTATTGCTCTCTCGACTGTGTCACCAATGCGAAATTGTGGTTGCTTCATCTTTTAATATTCACCGGAATGGATTCCAGGTTAATAGTATTGAGTTCATCCCTTACCTCTTGCCCGAATAAGCGAAGAGTTTCAGGGTCCTTGATATGTTTAATGGCAACAGCGGCGACCTTCTCAGCCACGTCATCTATTATCCGGTGATTGACATTAACCGTCACTTCCTTTGAGAACTCGTGCTTAAACTTTCGCTCGAGCCACCACTGCGATGCCTTGTTACCTTGCTGTCCCTTGACGACATGAGAACGCTTGCTCCTCAGAGCCCTCTCTTCAACTGCATAGCGAAAGTTACAATAGTTGGTCCGGTACCAATGGTTGACCGTAGCAAATGGCATCTTTAAAATACCCGCCGCATCCTCAAGAGTCACGCCGGCGAATACGTTATCAAGAATGACGGTGACAATTGGCTCCAGAAATCCTGTAGCCGCCTGTTCCTTTTCACTCGGGTAGTAAAGCTCTTGCGGTGTTACCGCTGGGACTAACGCACTGACTGAGTTCTCAAGCTGGTCGCTAACCACATCACCTTCTGCCAATCTTTCATCTCCGGTTCACTGTTAAAAATAAATTCCTCAATGTTATAGCCAGGCCTCTTGGGATAAACTTTGAATCCATTGACCAGCTTTGAATAAAAATTTGCCTGAGCTAGGTCAATAATCTCGAACTCTTCCTGAAGAAGAGAAGACGGCACAAAGGTTGGCTTGGTACGGGCCACTTCGCCTGACGTGTAGGCACCATCTGCAGGTGCGCCGTATGGATAGTAAAATTGACCTGGCGAATACCACAGACCATTGTTAAAATGGATGGGCCTGTTCATTGACCGCGTCTTCATCCACTCAGCGTTTTCAGCTATGGTCGCCTTCGTCTCTCCTTCGAGCAAAGTCATGTTGAGGTAGCATATCTCGATTGGCCCTGTCTGCAAATCTTTCTTGCCCACCTTACGGTATAGGCAAATGTTTTCAAGACCTATCTCGAGGACACGGCAACCGCATTCATACAAAAACTTGGCTCCATACATATCAAGCATGCGCTGGACATTTTTATATGTGCTCATCGCCAGCCACTTGACCCTGTTTTCTTTCAGGAGGAGGAGAGCATTTGTTATCTCACTGTGGGCGAAGAAATCTTCGTCTATAAAATGCACACACTCGTCTTTATACTTGGGGATGATGACCCGCGGGTCCCCTTCAACTCTACTGCCTTTGTGCTCAGCGGCTGTGGGACAGAAGGCGCATTTATTATGACACCCCATAGACATCATGGCCGGCATGGCATGGGTGTATGGGTATACATGCAAGTCAGCGTCAGGCGTTTTCCAAAATGGATTTTCTTCCTGCACCTCCCTGAACTGCTCAATGGGAATAGCACCACGCTTCAAGGCGTTCACCCAATAGTCTACCGGCGGCATTAATCCTATCTTCATGGATGCACCAATACCCAGTCTTCGCCGTCTTCAGTTACGATTGGGCGTATCTCATGTGTGTACCCAAACTCTTCAGCCATATCTAGCTCGCCGTGTCCGCAAAGTATTCCTTCCGGCCGAACACTGTCCCACCACGAGGCTATTAAATTACGAGTAGGTTCGTGTATGTATATAAAGTCAACCGAGCCATCGTCAAACAGCTCACCAGCTTCATACACATTCTCCCAGATGTTAACAGATGTTGGGAACCGGTCAAGCTCTTCGCCTATGCGGTACAACTTACGCCCGTTCCAATGGTGTAACATTTCATTGGCGAAGTCTCTGTCCTTTGGTCCCAGTTCAACCGCCCTCTTCTTCAACCCCATCAGCACGGCGAGATTGATTATGTCGAGTCTTGTCTTTAATAGCATGTTATCCTATAAGGTTGAAAAATTCTGCGCGCTGTGCGGCATCATCTCTAAACGAACCAATCAACGCGCTGGTTTTCATCACACTGTTCTGTTTTTGAACGCCTCGTCCGCACATACATAAGTGCTTGGCTTCGACTACAACGCCGACACCTCGGCATCCTTTGACATGTTTGAATATGGCATCGGCTACCTGACGGGTCATGGTTTCCTGTATCTGGAGTCTGCGAGCGTATATCTCTACGAGACGCGCCAGCTTCGATAGGCCAACCACAAACTTCCCTGGCAGGTAGCCGATATGAACTTGACCATGGAAAGGAATCATGTGGTGCTCACATGTTGAATAAAATTCTATCCCCTTGCAGATGACCATCTCATCGCTTTTCGTTTCAAAGATTTTTGAAAGAACTTCCTTGGGGTCCTTCTTATATCCACCGTAAACCTCCTTCCATGAACGCACCACCCTGGCAGGGGTTTCAAGAAGACCGGACCGGCTGGGGTCATCACCTATGTGCTCAATGACTCTGGTGATAAGTTTCTCAGCGTCGCTTTCCTTGCTAGTCTCCCATGGAAACACTATCCAGAAATCCTGGTTCTCGAATGGCGCATAGAATGGCTTACCGAACCTCTCTATGTACTCGTCTCGCGTCTGTCCGCTGTCAATAACATCGTCCACGATGATGTCTGCCATCTCGGGACCATCTCCATTGTGTAGTTGGCGTGCCAGCCCCAAGCTGTCGAGGATGTATGCAATGAACCAGCCTCCCCTTGGCACACCATAGACAATTGGCTTCTCCTTGCCTCCTGTGGCATGCGGGAATGTGCGGGACAATATGCTTTCCAGTTCTGTTATGCTTACTCTAATTATATTTCTCATGCTATGCCTATGATTTTATGTGTCTGCAGTGACAGTCCCCAGTCGGGGTTCATCTTTACCATGCCTATACATTCGGCAAGGTTGTTTCGGTTGTACTCAGGTTGAAGGTAGTAGTGGTCAAACTCAGTGCCCTGATAATACTCCTCAAGATTTTCAGCCCCAGTGTATACCAGCTTGAGCTCGTTACCTTTTCTCACTTTGAAGTCAGGTGTCTTCGGGCTAACCGTCACCCACGCCTTGTTGAATATATCGCTTTCAATTGTGCCGTTGGTTTCTATGAACATGCGGTATCCATGCGCCTTTAACTTGCATGCCAATGCCATGTCGAATTGGAGGAGTGGCTCTCCGCCAGTAAGTACAATGTTTCGGCACTGATAGGCCATGACCTCTTTGTATATATCATCGAACCCCATCTCAAACTTAACCTCATGGTTTGTGTCGCACCATTGGCAGTTAAGATTGCATCCGGCGAAGCGAATGAACAAAGCGGCCATGCCTGAGTTAGCTCCTTCCCCCTGGATGGAGTAGAATATTTCGTTGAGCTTATACATAGGGATTGCCCGCTTCATAGATGGCTACGTTATTCGATGACTCAATCACTTTTGCCTTCCAACATTCCGGCACTGTCTCCGTTATCCACTTGGCGATGTTCTCGGCAGTGGGGTTGAATGGCAGCATCTCATTGAGATGTTTATGGTCGAGCACGCCATGTACAAGGTCTTTGAGTTTCTTGAAGTCAATCACCATGCCATACTCGTCTACCATTTCCGCTTTGCAGTATACAGTGATTATCCAGTTGTGGCCATGCACTCTTCCGCATGGGCTGTCATAAGGTAGGTTGAGCTGGTGTGAGCCAGCCAACTCGAATGTCTTTTCGATATAATACATACATCCTCCTATAAGAATGAGTTGTCAATAGAACCAATAAATTGCTGTAGCTTATTGTAGAGGTGGCGACATACTGACGCCCTCCCCTTCATTGAGCGAGTGACGGCCCAGTCTATGCACGATATGTAATTAGGGCCGCGGAAATAAACCTCGGGCAAGCTCCGTCCATATATCTCGGGATAGCATAGCCCGTCTACCATCACTGGGATGACCCCGTTCTGTATGCACTCGATAACACTGATGCCCAATGTCTCTTTGCGCGCTGGAAAAACTGAGCACCTGTAACGGCGTAGCATTTCGATGTATCTATCCTTGGATGTGTTCCCCTCTTCCAAACGCAGGCACTCAATCCCTGGCACACCCTTCACCACGTCATACCCTTTGTCCTCAGAAAGGCGGCCGGTAAAACACACATCACCAGACTTAATCCACTCAGTGGTAGGTGGGATGCTATAGTCGATGTATGGAAAGGCCGTAACCCTCACATTAGTTAAGTGAGGATACTTGGCAAGGATGAGGTCCTTATGCCATTGAGTGGCAACGAATATCTTTTTATAGAGTGGGAAGTTCTCCAACTCAATCGCCTCAGCCTCGGCGTTGCCATAATCAAAGTCATAGGGCTCATAGCTTCCGCCGTGAGCGAAGCCGTACACATCACCATCCAATTGAGTGATGTCCATACGGCATATATCAGTAACGATATATTCGCTCGAAGGCGGAGCTGTCATGGGTGTGGCTTCTTTGAGTTCATCAATCCAGTTATGGTCATACCCTATTAGCCTCTGGAAGATAGCGGTGTCAACATGCTTGAGCAAGCGCCTTGCAAAATAAGCTGACCAATTCGTCTCAGTGTAAAATGGAACGATCAGACATTTCATTGTAGTAAACTCCTGTACTTCTTATAGTCAAAATATTGACCGTCCTTGCTATCAAGAACAGCCATGAGATGTTTCCAATACGCCCCGCTGTCGGCTAGATGTATGTATCGGTCATAGCACCGAGCATAGTCAGAGGAAGCATTGAGATATGCGTTCATTGAGTAGGCGCATGAGAATGCCTTGGCCCCTACAGTTAGTTGCTTGTTTTGGATGAGCTCCTTCGCGTTGGTGTTACATTTACCAGCCGCCTCAACCAGCTCCATGCTGGGACCATTCCTCTTGATAAAAGACGCTATCATATTGAATTTCTTTTTCCGATAGTCATACTCTACCACGCGCCCATACTTGGACCCTGAGATAAAGGTGCTTGAATCGGCCGAGTAGATAGGGAGCTTCAATATGCCAGGCAGTTGGACATAGGCTAAGGCGTGTATCTTAATGTCCTTGAACGTATACTTTGCCATGCGGCATCGGTAAAGGAAATCAGCTCTATCTCTTCGGCCGCCTGATATACATACATACTTATTGCTGTTCTCATAGTACCAGCGAAAGTCTTCGATGCTGTCACCCTCTATCCATATAGGGATAGGCTCTAGGCCGGCGTCCAGCATAGCCTTGTAGTTATCCTTGCTCTTAGCTGGTGATCGGATAACGTCCAGCATGATGTACTTATCAGTGTACTGCTTTATCTGCTTACAAAAAGCTATGTACTCTTTCACTGTGATGTTGGCACCACACTTATAAGCAGTGAAGGCCCCTGAGTCAATCATTAGGTTGACCCGGTCGGCGTTGTCCAATATTTCATTGAACGTCTTGCCCGCCTGCTTGGCGTACCAATACGATATGAGATAGCTAGGCTTCATAGACAGTAGGGTCCTTCACCCCAGCCAGTTGGAACGCTTCCCTTCTCTCTACGCATGCACCACACTTGCCACAGTGAACGTACTTACCCTTATAGCATGTCCATGTATACTTGAACGGAACTTCAAGTTTATCGCCCAGCTTGACTATGTCAGCTTTACTCATGCCAAGGAACGGTGCTTTAATAGCTACTATGTCGCTGGTCCCTAATTTGACAGCCCTGTCCATAGCATGTATGTATTCAGCTCTGCAGTCAGGATAAACAGCGTGGTCCCCGCCATGTGCCCCTATATAGACACTGCTCATACCATTGTTATCAGCATAGCCCGCGGCTATTGATAGCATGATGCCATTCCTGAAAGGAACGATAGTATCTATCATGGTAGGTGACTCGTAGTGGCCCTCCGGTATAGGACCTCCGTCCGCCATCAGCGCTGATTGGCTTATAGCCGGCATGAAGTCGAGCGGGATAACCATTCGGTCAACATCGGCCACCGCACAGATAGAGGTTGCATGTATGGCCTCTTGGATGTTGTGCTTTGAACCATAGGTAAAGCTAATAGCTGTGACCTTGTGCCCCTCCTTGAGGAGCTGATAAAGCAGGACGGTAGAGTCGATACCGCCTGAGTGTATAAGCACTACATTCTCAGACATTGACTGTTATCCCTTCGTCAGGCCACGTCCCTTCTATCATGCCACGGATGGAGGTCAATACATCGTCGTATAAAGCGTGGTTGGTTACGACCACTTTAATCTCATAGGGTTTTAGCCCTGGGTTCTCCGGTGGTGTTTCTTCATCTTCAAAGTTAAAGTCTGGAACCTCCAGCTCATTGAGCAGTAAGCTCATCTTCTCTTCGTCTTCCATCTCTTCAAGAATAGCTTGGAGCTTTTCATTATCCCAGTCGCCTGTTATCCCTGTATAGTTAAGCGCTACATTCAGCGCCTTCTCTTTCACTTCAGGAAGATCGACTACGATAACATCTGTCTCTTCGACGCCCTTGCGAGTAAGGTCATACAAGCGCTGGTGCCCACCGACTATCACACCGGTGCGCTTATTCCAGATGATGGGCTGAACCAATCCGAATGTATCTATTGAATTGCTCAATCCTTCCCGCGCCTTGTCAGTCATTACTCTAGGATTGTATCCAGCCGGCTTCAGCTCGGCTATGTTCATCCTCTGCATATCGACCAGCCCCAGCTTACTTTTATCTTCCACGCTTCCTCCTATGGTTGTCTTTCAAGATATAGAATAAGAACCTCATTGGTCAAGCAACTCACCGTTTTTTCACTCCCCAAATACTTATCCACAATTTTCACACATCTTTTCCCTAATTTTTGCAAAGTAGATTGCCCTACCGCCGCTCACACCATACATGGCATTTTTAGCGCCTAAAGACCATCTACTTCAAGATTATTGAACATATATAGTGGGACAGTAGTTAATTATAATATTATTATTAATCATTATTATTAATGAATACACTACAGTTACCCCAGTTTACTAATTTTAAAATTATAACTCTCTTTTAAAGAAAAAAATTAATGGCGTTTTTTGCCTAAATACATCGACTGCAGTTCCAAATCACTAATGTTAATATTAACACAAAAATATGACCCCCTCCTATGTTCAATTATTTTGAAACAGATGGCCCCTGAGCTCCCCAAAGACAGAAACAGCCCTCCGTAGAGGGCCGTATCCATCAACTTTTTAAGGGGTAGTCAAACCCGTTTTATAATTTTAAAATTAGCGGCTCTTACCGCCATGGTGGATTCGACATCGTTTTTTCTGAGTGGGAAGGGCCATGGACCCGGCCAGAATCCGACGCCGGCTCTCGGCCGAATCAGTCCTCGGCGGCATGCCGGCCAGACAGCTCACGCACAAATAACACCCGCACTCGGCCTGGGCCATCTCCACGCCAACCAGCTCTGCCCCCTCTACCGTGTACCCGCACATGTCGCACGTCGCCACTTTTTTCTCTGCCATCACTCCTCCTCATGGGTTAAGTCCGGGCACTCAGCTATCACTTTCGCCCTCATCACGTCATAGTTTCTTTTACATTCCGCATGAATCCATCCGGGCCCGCGGTTGTGATATTCATCCACCGACTTCCAGCACTGGGGGTGGCGCATGGCCAGTTCCAGGCACCGCTTTAACGCGGGCATGGGCCGGTCCAATGTTCCAAAGGGCATGCCGGAAGCATAGTCCCCATCAATCCCGGTCCGGGCGATGATGGTGGGCTCTATCTTGCCTGGACAGTAATAGTAATCAGTGGCGCGGGCCTCCTCGGCCGTCCCGCGGATTTCACTGCCTAAATAAATACACCCGTCGCAGTCATGCGGATGAAACGGCTCCCACCGGCCAGGCCGGTTGTCATAGGTATTGAACACTCCAGTCACTTTACCTCCTTTTTGGATTGCATTTACAATAGTGATACCCGCAATCAGGGCAATCATCTAAATCATATTTTTTATTGGTGTCCTCCTTGGCCTCTTCTTCACTCCATTTCTTCCGTATCCATTTATTGACAATTTTATCTGTGGATGTTTTTCCTGGTGAAAGAGGAGGTGCTTCCTTCGGGAAAACCTCATACTCGGGCTCAAGGCTTGAACAGCACCGAAGAAACTCAACGTCGCAATCGGGCCTTCCCTCTTGAGCGCAATACCAAATCTTTTGGCCTTGCGAATTCCGCCAGGTATAATAAACCCGGCAGAACCCGGCATCCGTGTGGTCGTACTTCAATTCACTCATCAGTCAATCCTCCTTTTACTCAATCATCTTCCTGATTTCTTTTGCCACTCTCCATCTATCCACGCCCAACAACTCGCCTATGTCTGCCATTGAATAATTAAAAGTTGTGTACCAATACAAAATTTTCTTCCGGTCTTCGTCGGTGAGTATGCGGGTCTTTGAACCTTTGGGCCTCACTCGTCCTCCTCGACGCATCTCATAAATACTTCGTCTTTGGGTAGTGGGCAGTTTTCAATCCATTCGATATTATCTTTCACCGCCCATCCTTTTGGGATTTGTGATATATAAACGCCTTTGAATATATTCACCCGCAGGCTTCGCTTTATACCATTCGTGAAACTGGCAAATGCTTTGAAAGGCAATACATCTCTCTGGGTGTGAAGAGTTATGGTTATCCCGTCCAGGGCGTTCAATAAATCAATCGACTCATTAATCCGATACTTCACCATGGCCGTATATAAATATATCTCGGCCTTGCTCTCCCTCCTTATGTCGCGGATGACGCTATGCACACGGTCAACATATAGCATCGGCTCGCCACCGGTCAGCATAATTTCGCTGTAAGGCGAATAGTCCACGCAGTAGGGAAGGTCCTTCAAGTTCCACTGCTTATTGCAACAACCCTGGCAGTTACGGTTGCAATCTTCCCAAAGCAAAAGTCTCAGCTTACTCATTTACTCACACCTCCTTTAAAATGGTAATATAGTTTGCGTTGAAGCTTCGGCAGTGTGTCTGGGTCGAATGGTGCCGGCTCTTCAACCTCAAGGGTAATGCGCGGCGGAATTTCACGCCTATCCCTTTTATACTCTCTATAGTCGAACGGTGGGTGTTTACTTTTTGACCATTCAACTTCCCACGGAAGGCATAGCTCGTACGAGTCTCCGCACATGACCTGGACATGTATGCGAGGGAACTCATCGAACATAAGTACTTCACAGTACCCTCTC